GAACATCGGAAACGTGAGCGGCTGACGGCGCAGAACGCCCATGACCCACGTATCGATGTCGCGGTTGTGCGACGTGATGTCGAACTCGTTGCGGTTGAACCCGAGACCACCGATGTCTCCAAGCTCCGCAATCTCCGTCCAAGCGGATCCACCCGCTGGGAAGATGGAGATGATTGTGCCGTGTGCTGAAATTCCCTGAGGCATTTACGCTCCCTTAAGAGTTACGTCCGTTGACATTGAACGCCCACTTAGAGCGTCCCTTTTCGTCCACACCCATATCGAACGGTTTTGATTGAACTGGCCGAATCCACAAGTAGAAGACACCGTTGATGGTAATGTTCCGCACGTTCAGCGCGGCGATGGCTGCAAGCGCGAGCGCCTGCGCGTCTGACGCCTTCATGGCGCGAGCCGTGATTTGCGCTGAAGGATTCGGGTACGCGCCCACCCGGTTCTGCACCTCGGTGTGACCGGGTCCACCGGTCTCCAAGATGGAAATCACACGGTCGCCCTCTGGTATCTGCGCCTTGCCGCCGATTGACACGTCGGTGCCCAACGCTGTCACGACACTCGTTGCGATGAGGCGCGTGGCGCAGTCCATACCAATGCCCGTCATTGGTTGTTCACCAGCGCGTTGAGGTCCATGCGGGACGCGAGCCGCTGGCCCATGTACCGCTGGCTCTCCATCAGGACGCTCTCAAGGTATTTCCATTGGCCGACCGGGTGGATGGCGTCTGGATCCTCGTGCACGTAGATGGCGTAGTCACCCGATGGTCCTTGACCGAAGGAGAGCACCACCTGTACTTCCTTGCCCTCCACCTTCGGAATGTCTACGCGCCCACTCGCGCGAAGCTGGCCAGGATGCGGCGCCTGCTGGTGCGGATACGAAGCGTTCGGCCGCGTGTCAACGGGCGTGCGCTTCTTCGCCTCCGTCATCTCGATGTTGCCCTCCTGATAGAGGGCACGACCAATCATCGGCTTCGTGTTCTTCGCACCGCGCTGCATCTTGGTCACCATGCCAGACACAGAGCCAGCCTTCCACTTAAACGGCATGCACCCCCACTCTGGCATCGATCATGCCAAGGTACTGGGAACCGATTTCCTGCCAGTCGAACTTCCGGCTGGAGGCGAGCTTGAGTGCCTGTTCGCTGAGGCGACCGCGCAGAACGCTGTCCGAGTAGAGCGTGTGGAGCAGCGCCACCGTGCTGCGGCGGTCCATGACACCACCGACTGTGTTGACCTGCTCCGGGTGAACTGCAATCGAGGTGCAGTCTGCGAGCAGGGCGCCAGTTGTCGCCAATTCTCCGAGGGCGCTCCACCGAGGCGCGAGCAGGGGAATCCCGCAGGCCATTGCCTCGAACATCGGCAGGCCGAAGCCCTCGCCGAGTGTGGTGGAGAACAGCAGGTCCATGCTGTTGTAGAGGACCGCCATCTGCGATTCGAACACGCCGTTGCCGGTGAGATTCGGAATCAGCACCTGCTTCTCAACGTCGAACAGCTTGACCAGACCTTTCAAGTCCCACGCATCGCGGCTCGTGGGGTTCACGTGGAGCCAGAGTACGGCATCCTCCACGTTGTAGTCGTGCACCCACTCAGCGAAGTACTCGACCGTCAGGTCCAGCCGCTTGCGCCACTGGTTCCGACCCACACAGCCGACCATGAAGACATCCGGCGCGAAGCCACGCTTGGCCAGGATGTTGTCGAAGTTGAACTGCTCTCGCGCACTCGCGCGAGGGACCGGGTTGAAAATCGACGTGTCCACGCCAAGACCGATGACCGAGGAGGTTCCGATGTAACCGCCCTTCACGGCTTCGTCTCGCGCGAACTCGGTCCAGAACACGACGTGGTCCAGGTCATTCAGCATCGTGCCGTCGGTGTTCTTCCCGTCTACCGCGATGACACCGATGAACTGAACGTTCTCCGTAAGCGACAGTGGCGCGTCGTCGAACGGCGTCAGGTAGCCGGAGACGTGCCACGGGTCAGTCTGCAGAATGACAATGTCAGGCTTCAACTCCTTCACCAGCTGCGGGAGAAGCTTGAAGCCGAGCAGGTCGCCGCCAGCGTAGGCGGGATAGATTTTGTACGGGAACTCGTGCGGGTACCCGTAGTAGTTCACGCCGAGGACGTGAACCTCGTGACCGAACGCATGGAGAGCGCCGCAGATGTTGTGCGTCGCTTTGGCGAAGCCGGTGGACGCCACGGCGTCTCCGACCCAGAGGATGACTTTTTTATCCAAGATACACCTGTGACAGAAGCTGACCCGATTGATCGACAGCGCCTTCGATGCTGATGATTGGGCCACCCTTGCCGTCAGGCAGGAAGATTTGGTCGGTGTGCCGGATGACGGTCGTGGGGTCCAAGAACAGCACGTTGCTCGACGACGCTACCAGTTGCCCTTCCTGATTCCGCACTTGTCGCGTCTTGCGTTCGACGATCGCTTTCTTCTGACTGATTGTTGGTGTTGCGTCGCCGGTGCCGCCATCGTTTGTATACGAACGAACGGTGACCATCACGGGCACCTCGATGGCGTCCATGACCTCGTCAACGAGCTTGACGACGTCGCTGAATAGTGTCATGGGATCACCTCAAAGTCGAACGCGCCACCTTTGAAGATGAACTCCATGGTCTCCTCGGTGTACCACGAGGGCACGAGGAGGGAGAGCACCACATCGGGCAGGAACTTCGTGACCTGGATCCCGCTGTTCTTGAACGCGACGCTCACCGAACCCGCGCTCGCGGACGTGACGCCCAGGACCGCGAGCTTGTTGTCGAGGGAGCGGTCGGCCACTGCCAGTTGCCCGGCGAGTTCCGCTGTGGCGTTCTTCAGGTCTTGCGGGATGACCGTGTTTGCAATGGCAAACCCGTTGCGGTTCAACATCCCCTCGCGTGGCCACGCGAGTGCCTGTACGCCATCGACCGGTGCGCCGGTCCACTTCGGCCCGATGCGGTAGTAGCTGTCTCCGCTCTCGTTCACGAACATCGTCTTGGTGCCACTCAGCACAGCGTCCATCATGCGGGTTGCCATGACCAACAGGGCTTCCTGTGAGCCGCTGGCATCCCACGCAGACAGTGGCGCTCTCGTCTCAAAGTACGCTGCGGCTTCCTCCAACGTGAGGTAGCTGTTGGCGGTTGGATCGCCCGGCGCTGCAATGATTGAGAATGCCACTGTCTCCTCCTACCGTCTACCGGTTAGCGGCGACGGCTCTGAGCGTCAGGCGGTGCCGGAGCATCGCCACCATCCACGGGCGGTTCGCCGCCACCGTCAGCAGGCGGTTCGACGACGACCGGCGGCACGTCCGGAATCGGATCCGTCGGCGAAGTGCCGATGGACTTCAGGTGCTCGCTCACTGCCTTCAGCGAGGACGAACGATCCGTCACCTGCGCGGCAAGGTCGTCCAGCTGCGCCTGATCGATTGCCTGTCCGTCGGCAATCTGCTGCTTGAGCGCGTCAATCTGCGCCTGGAATGCGGCGTCTTCCGCTGCATCCGCCGCAACGACTTCGTCGATGGTCGCCGAGAGCGCCGTCGTGGTTGCGTCGAGGTCCGCGAGCGCGACCTGGACCTTTGCCTGATCCGACATGATTTGTTCTCCCTGCTTTTTCAGTTTGTGGAGTTCCTCGATCACGCGGGTCTCGAACTCCGAGTTCCCCACGTGGTGGAAGAAATGGTCAACGCGAATGGTGAAGTGTCTGTCCACCTCCGTCTCCCTTAGGCGTGGACCTTGCTGTCGAAGGTCGCATCGCCGACCTGCACCTTGGCATCGCCTGCCTTGAAGTCGCGGGGCAGGGTGCCCTTGATGGCCGTTGGCTTGCGTGAGGTGATTTCCACGGGCCGACCGTTGACGAGAACGTCGCCGGAGAGGTCAGTGCCGTAGATAGCGAACACGCTACCCGCGCTGCCACTGAACTCCGTGATGACAGAACCCGAGGCGCTGGCCGTTCCCTCGCTGCGCTTCGACGGCAGCACGGCGCCGGAATCGGTCTCCTTCGCTTCGGCCGGAATGGTCGAGCCAGCCTTCTCAGCCGGGCTTGGCTCGCTGGCCTTCGGCGCTGGCGCCGGAGCAAGGCGAGCGGCAGAGGGCGCCGGAGCGGGGCTAGGCGAGGCACCCTGCGGCTTTGCCGGGGCCGACTGGGGGTTGGCCTTACCCTGGACCGCAGGCGCTCCTACGACCGCAGGAGACGCCGGGCTATGGACGGGCTGGACGGGCGCGTGGTCGGCCGGAGCGTTGTGTCCACCGGGGACCGTCCCAGCGTCCTTGCTCACGTGATCCGCCGCTGCCTGACCGCCAGGAGTCGGTGTTGCCTTCGTGTCGGACATCGAAAAGACCCTCCTAAAAGTGGGAGCCGCCCAACGCGGCTCCCGGTTGGCGGTTAGACGAGCGTTCCGATGACGACGCCGGAGTTGCCGTCGTAGTCCGAACGGAAGCGCGGCACCATGATTGCCATGATGACGTTGTAGATGGTGAACCCGTCGAGCGAGGTGTACGGGATCACGGTCGGACGCTGGCCGTCCACGATGTCCACCACGTCGCTCGTCATCTGAATGAGAGCGACCTTGGTTGCGGGCATCGTGTCCACCGAGCGGATGCGGAGCGGACGGCCACCGATGTTGATCGCTTCGAGGCGAGCGAGAACGGAGTCATTTCCATTCGCCTTGAAGTCCTGGTTGAAGCCGATCATGACGGTGGTCGGCACGTACAGGTTGTACGGGCCGTACTTCTTGTCGTCCTTCAGCTTCGTCACCATCGTGAGGATCTCGCTCATGATGGTCGCACCGACTGGCGCCGTCACCCACGCCGCGAGCGTGAGGTTCTGCGTGTTCGCGTTGGGTGCGTTGAGCAAACCCTTGGCGACGTAGCCGTCCACCTGGAGATCCTGACCGTCGAGAGTCGTGGCGCCGTTGATGGCGGCGTCCTCGATCGCCTCGTTGACCGCACGGGTGTCGTTCTGGATCCCGGCAGTGTCGAGCGGACGACCCACGCGCTGGGACACCTTCAGCGTCCGGATGTCCAGCTGGAAGTCTGCCATCGTCAGATAGATGGGCAGACGACCGAAGGACAGCTTCGGCATGCTGTTCTCACCACGCGATGACGGGTTCATCACGCGACGAGCGGTGCCCGTGCGGTTCTGCGTCTGGTGTTCGAGGAACGGAACACCGAGGGGATCGGGCAGGCTGTAGGTCAGCCCCTCCGAAATCAGGTCCGCCACGAACGTGAGGCGCTCCATGCCCACGCTCAGAACTGCCGTGTCGAGCACGACCTGAGCGCGGTCCATGAACGGAGCCAGCGCCCGGTACCCGCAGGCGCGGAGGCTGGTGGTCGAGAGCGGGTCCATGCCCTGCTCCATGGTGCGCATCACGATGGAGCCGAGTGGGCTTCCATCGCCTGACGCGCCGGAAGCGGTATAGCGCATTGTGTCGAACATGACTAGAGCACCTCCACGCGGATCCGCGCATCTGCAGGACCGGCGCTGTTGTTGACGGCTTCCAGAGCGCGGAGCGGCATCGGCGATGCGGTCCACGCACGGAGTTTGCCGTTGCCGGCAGATTCGAGCAGCGCACCGAACGCGATGTTCGCGCCCGAAGCGATCAGCCCGTAGAACGTCGCACCGGGCTTGCCCTCGATGACTTCGATGAGGTCACCGATGGCGCAGTTGTCGTCGATGCCCTTGTTCAGCATGGGCATGTCCTTCGCAACAGCGTGGCATGCAGCCGCTGCCGTTGCGTGCTTCTTCCAGCGGTTCACACCGGCGGAAGTTCCGAGTTCGACGAGCATGCCGGGCGTGATCGCTTCACTCGCGGCGATGTCGTTGACGAGAGTCCAATCGCCACCCAGAAGGATGGTGTTGGGGTCGCGCTTCGTGATTGCCATTGTGTCTGTCCTCTCCCTTCTGGGTTACTTCTTCGCCCACGGGTCAGGAGCGGCGAACGCCTCCAGCCCCTGTGCGCTCGACGCCGCTCGCGGCAGACCCTTGCCCGAGAAGTCTGCGACCGGCGTCTCGACCTTCAGCAGCCCTGCGATCTTCTGCAGCTGCGGAACGTCCATGGCCTTGAGCTCGTCCTCGTTGAACGATGCCTGCGCGGTCTTGAGCGAATCCACCAGCGCGGTGTGCTCCGCTTCGGTCTGCGCCTTGGCAGCGTTCAACATGTCGCGCAGCGACTTCGGTGCGGACTTGAGGAACTCCTCTTCGGACTTCGGCGCCTCCAGCACAGTGATGCGAGCCTGTGCAGCCTTCAGGTCGGTGTCGGCCTTCGTCGCCGCCGCTGCCGCTTCGGTTGCCGCTGCAGCCGAAGTCTTGGCCGCTTCAGCCGCCTGTTCGAGGGAACCGAGTTCCTCGTCGGTCGCGGCTTCGAGCATCTTGAGGCTCTTCACTGGGTTGTGCGCGTGTGCGGCCAGAGCCGCAATTCGCTCTTTCCGTTCCATGTTCTCTTCTCCTGTAACTGCGGATGTAGCTGGTTTGTGATCGGCGCCGCCACATCCGCAGGCGGCTTTGAGTTCTGTGTCTGATTCTGAATCTGATGCTTCAGCGTGGCGCTTGCTCTTACCACCTGCTGCTTTGTGTGCGGCAGCATTTGCCCGGAACCACTCCATGAAACGTTGGAGGATTGTCATGTCGCTGTCTTCGCCTTCCTCGTCCTGGACGGTGTCGTCAGCCAGTTCGAGTTCGCCGTTCTCCGCGATGCGCATTGCGATACGAGGCGTACCGCATCCCATGGCGATGCTGCACGCCCCTGTCTGACCGTCGTCGAGCAGTGCGAGATGATCCGGGATCATGCCCTTCCACTCGGCGAGATAGCGCTTGCCGTTGTGAACGCCCTCGCGCTTGTTAGCGTTGACGAACACGCCCACGGAGACTTCGTTCATCAAGTTGGCTTTGATGCGTTCGAGCACGCGCCCGGCAGCAGTGCCAACCTTCGCCTTCGCGGTGTTGATCCAGGCTTCCATCAGCAGGCGCTTGCCGTCGAGACGTGCGTTGAACACGCGGCCAAAACTCTCCGGCAGAACCTCCGGGGTATTTCCACTCACGGGCACGCCGTTGCGAGTGGGGTGGCCTGCGAAGATGGGCCGACCGTTCCAGGCCGCGAGATTCGTGAACTCGTTGGCGCTCACAAATTCCGGCTGAGGGCTATTCACCGCATGCACGACGCCTTCAACGAGGGCAACGACCGGGACCACCAAGTGGTCCTGCCCCTCGTACTGCTCGACGCGGGTTGCACCCGTGGCACCAAGCAGTGTGACGTATCGTGGATCGGTAGCTTCGTCCATGTGCACTCCTATGGAGCCGTGGCCTTTTGCGGAGCGAAGTCGCCCCACGCGAGGACCGTTTCATTACCGGCTGTCATCCGCTTCCACGAGTGGCGGTACGTCGCCTCACGGAACAGATTCATCTCGTCATCCGACAGAATGATCACAGCGCGTTGGGTGTTCGCAGAGGCAACCGGGTCGTAAGTCCCGGCGATGTTGGCGGTCTTGGAGATGATGTACGTGGTGGAAGCGTCGAGCTTCCGAACGTCAAACAGGATGCTCCATCCACTGATGTCAACAGGATTGCCACTCAGGTCTACAACGGCGAGGGAAAGCGTCTTGTCCTCGCCTACGAACAGCGTGCCCGAACCACCGATGGTGGCTTCACGCGCCATTAGAGAACGCCTCCACGAATCGCGCCAACCATCTCCAGGGTTTCAGCAAATTCGCCGGTCACCGTTTCAACGGGGGCAGACTCACCGATTAGTCCGATAGGTTCGTCGGTGTAATCGCCGCTCACCGTTACCACAGGCACCCACTCTCCCTGATAGAGCATGACGGGCACGTACTGCCCGATCATCGCAATCACCTCGGTAGGCAGGCCGAATGCCAGTACCTCCGGAGCAGAAAGCGAGAACAACATCGTGGCGCTTGTTGCGTCTACAAGTACCACGCCGCTCGTGAGAACCGATTGGGCTGTCAGGATCATGACAGCCGCTGTTGCTACGTTGGAGCCGGAGCCAGTGACGACACTCGGAGCGGGAGCGGAGAAGGCTCCCGTAGCAGCCACCGCGTTGAGGGTGACTGCTGTCACGAGCGCCGAAGGTGCCGCAGAGAATGCGGCCACAGCTGGCGTCGCATCTAGAATTACCGCACCTGTCAAGACTCCTGCTGGAGCCGTGAAAAAGATTAGAGAACTTGACGCTAGAGCGACCGTCCCGCCCGGCGAAACCGTGGCGGAACCAGCCGCGAACGTGGCGGAAGCAGGGGTCGGAACCAGAAGCGTCGCTTGTGTGACAGAGGGCGCATTGGCCGTAAACGTCGCCGTTGCCGCCGTGGCTGCAAGCGTGACCGCGCTTGTAACAGTGGGCGAGTTCGCCGTGAACGTGGCCGTGGCTGCTGTTGCCGGCAGCGTCACCAGACCAGGAAGCGCCGTCGGCGTCTGCGCGGAGAACGTCGCGCTCGCGCTCGTGGCTGTAAGCGTGACAATCGTTTGTATCGAAACGATCCCAGCGGTGAACGTTGCTGTGACTGCTGTGGCCAGCAGTGTAGCCGCGCCAGGAACCGGCGTCGCATTGTTCGCCGTGAAGGTCGCGCTCGCGCTCGTGGCCGCGAGGGAGATGGGCGAGAGGACCACCGGCGCCACAGCGGTGAACGTGGCCGTAGCCGCCGTGGCCGGGAGCGTCGCTGTACCCTGTGTCGTCGCTGGAGTCTGCGCGCTGAACGTTGCGACAGCCGCCGTGGCTGTGAGGTTAGCAACCGCTACGACCGCAGCGGTGGACGCGCTGAAGGTCGCAGTAGCGGCTGTCGCAACACTGGTGGCTACGCCAGTGACCGAGGGCGCTGGAGCACTGAATGTCGCCGTGGCTGCTGTGGCAGCAAGGGAGACCGTCGTGCTAACAACAGGCGCGTTTGCACTGAACGTAGCCAGAGCAGCCGTCGCCAACATGCGAACATTGAGCGTGGCATTGTTCGCGGTAAAGGTTGCTGTCGCAGCCGTCGCGGTGAGTGTGGCCGCGCCAGGAACCACCGTTGGCGCCGGGGATGAAAATGTGGCGGTAGCAGCGGTTGCTGCCAGCGTGGTAGCACCGGGCACGACCGTCGGCGCATTAGCCGAGAAGGTCGCTGTAGCTGCTGTCGGCGTGAGAGTGCGCGGAGAAAGTACAACCGGTGCGTTGGCCGTGAATGTTGCCGTGGCCGCTGTTGCTGACACCGTGCTCGGGCCACCGACCACCGTCGCTGCATTTGCAGCAAACGTCGCGGTCGCAGCTGTTGCCGTGAGCGTACGCACGCCCGGCACCACGGTTGGAGCGACAGCACTGAACGTGGCGGCAGCTGCTGTCGCTACAAGGGTAGCCGTGCCCGGTACGACCGTCGGAGAAATTGCGCTGAACGTCGCCGTGTTCGCCGTCGCCGTCAGGGTCCGAGGGGAGAGGACCACTGGAGCGATTGCGCTGAACGTCGCAACAGCAGCAGTGGCCGCACTCGTCGCCGCACCGGGGACCACGGTGGGGGAGACCGCTGAGAAGGTCGCCGTGTTGGCCGTGGCCGTCAGTGTTCGAGGGGACAGAACAACCGGCGCGTTGGCCGAGAAAGTTGCTACAGCAGCCGTCGCCGCCAGCGTAACCGGGGAGAGGACAACCGGCGCGTTGGCGCTGAACGTCGCGCTTGCTGCTGTGGCCGTGGAAGTCTGTGGGCTAGATGGGGCTACAACGACGCCCGTCATCGCAATACGTTCGACGATGACGCCAACGTCGTTCTTCGTCACCCGCACGCGCACGCTCGCCCACGAGGTGATGGAGGAGATTTCACCACCTGAGAGCGTGATTGTCTGGAGTTGAGAGAACTCCGACAACGTCAGCGTGCGCGTTGCGCGCACCGTTGCGCCTTCAAGGATTTCCACCGTGATGGTGGCTACTTGCCCCGTCGGGAGTTTAACTGCCTTCGGAGGGCGAACGTATGGGCGACGATAGACCCAATCGGCCATGGACTAGAGCATCTCTCGCAGCCAGAACGTGGCGCGGAACGTGATGGCGTCAGCGGGTGCACCAATGCGAACAACCAGACGTTCCGTGCTGGCGTTACCCGTAATCATCGGCTGCTCGTTAGGCGCGAGCGCGAGGTCCAGACCAGCGCGAGAGTTGAACGCGAGGTCAATCAGCGTGAACGTCGTGCCCGTGACTGCCACCGTCGTGTTCATGACTTCTGCCGCGAAGCCAGATGCAGACGTGTTCGTGTCGATGGGCGCCGGTGTGGGCGCTGAGCCGCCGCTGCCTGACGTGGTGAAGCCCTTGATGACTTGCACGAACAGCTGTTCTTCCTCTGTCGTCGGCTCAGAAGTCTGAGTGATAATCATCCGCTGCAGCGCAACGGGCTTGCCGGCAGCGCCGTTAATCTCCAGGATGTCAAACGCCGCAGCAGGCGATGCCGTGCCCGAGACGACGACCGTGTACATGCGATCCATGCGTTACCTCAGAAGTCTGTTCTTTGCGAACGACCTTGCTCGCAAACCATTGGTTACTTCGAACGGTATCCAGTTATCCGGAACCGTATAGGTCATGAGCACCACGCCAGGACCGCCACTGCCGCCGTTCTGGTCCGTGGCGGTGTTAGCTTTGCCACCGGAGCCGCCAGCACCGTAGTTGCCACCAGTCGCACCGGGCGTGCTGTTGGCCACACCGTTCGCACCAGCGGATTGCCGGGTGCTGCCGTCGGAGAACGTACCCGTGCCGGCAGTGCCGCCCGTACCGGTCGAAGCGTTGCCGCCGATACTCGTGGGTCCAGCCGCTCCTCCACCCGCGCCTCCGGGCGTGCCAGAAGTGAAAATACCAGCCGCGC